TTTTGCGTAAGCGATCCGAACGTCGTTACTACTACGCGAGGGCTTGTTAACCTCTAAAGAACGTAGTAAGACGAAGCATTATTTCGAACATACACTGAGAAAGTTGCGATCCATAGTAAAAATTATAAACCCAAATAAGATACGAATATCTTACAAGGGTTTAATGCATAAAACCTATGAATCTGCAAAGATTCGGTGTAAGATATAAATATCTCATTCAGGAAAACAATTGTTATACAATTGTACCCCCACACGATCGCCGTGTGGTATCCTAACTCCCGAGAGAGTTTCTTCCGACTAGTTAACCTCATAGTAGAGTGATGTTTTAATTCCATCGCGAATTTTGCTTTAAGACCTGCCCCAAAAGTCTTAAGATACAGCAACAGGATCTCCATATAAATACATAATTGGAGAACCAACGTATAAGCCTAACTGAAAATCTTCAGCAATGCTTACATACTTGTCAATACGCATATCTTGCGTGTCTGTACCACTAGGTACATCAATCATTAATTCATGAGCCATTTCTAGCTGGTCATAACGATTAATTTTCCGTCCTGGTAAGAACCTTTGTCCATTAGTATAAAATCCAGTTTCATATTCTAGACAAGGATTGACAGTCATTGGTGTAACTGCGGTACCACCTAAACCTGATGCCATTGCATCTAAGCGTTTAGATCGCATATTTCCTACAACACCAGTATATAGGTGTTCGTCACTTCCATTAGCTTTACCAAGAATATTATGGCGAGCTACAGAAAATGCACCCATTCTATTGGCTGAACCAATAGTAGTGACAATAGCCTTATGTCGCATTCCACCCCTTCTGCAAGCGAATGCAGGGGTCAAGAAATTGACAAGCGTAGTGCTACAAAAATTGTACCCCGAAGTTGCTGGGGTAGAATCAGTAGCAGTATCCTGTCCATTAACTTCCCATCCTCTGTAGAACGGGAAATCATGGATATCTAAAGCCACAGAACGATCTGATGTTGTAGTTCCAATACCTCCGGGAAAATAACAATTTTGATAGTTATACCTGCGAAGTAATTCCCTAAGCGAGACAATCCGTTCACCTTGATATACAAGATATTGATTGTTTTCAGGAATCACTTCTCCAGCTGCAAATGATTCTACAGCTTCCACAACAGTGGGAGAATTGGATGTATCCTCTGCAGATGCCAAAGCGGCATCTGGAGCTACTTCAGCCTGCTGAGCATGAAGAGAGAGCGTGGATATGTTTTTGGTTGTTGGAACAGCAACGGCAAAGTCGTCACCAGCAGCAACCCAGACTTGAATTTTCACGTCAGCAGCTGTTAGAGATGGGGTTGCCAACTCATTCACTACATAAACAGTGATTGATCCATTGTCATATGGGCCACCACAGGTAACAGGATTTACATCATCATAAATCGTGGACCCTGTAATAGTTCCTAACCCAGCGTTAAGTCCCCAGGCACGAATGTCAGCCCATCTTACTTCATACTCAAAATCACGATTTTCAGAAATGTCAATCACTGTAGAATATGTTTGGTTAAATGGAATAGCACCGCCTGGTGACGTAGCCGGATTGTAGACAATACGAATACGTCCTCGATGATATTCAGAACACACAACGTTAAATCGAAATTTAATAGAACCTTGCCAAGCCTCAAATGGTGTTGCGGCATAAGCAAGTGCTGTGGTATGAATTTCAGAAACAGGAGATGACGAAACAGTATCTCCATAAAGAGGAGCTACTATCATAGATGTCAACATAGAATCCGTTGTTGCTGTTTCTGGCCAATCAAATTGTCTAAAATAAGACCATCTTTGTGCAATAGAGTTAACTGTTAACTCATCTTCTCCACCAAGACCCATCAATCGAGTATCTACACTCAATTCATTTTTAGAATCAAGTGTTAACTTGATAAGGGCCTCAGGAGCATCAGAGTTCGTCATATTACCCATAACACGCGGAGTGTAAGGTCTAATTTCGTCTAAAATTTGAGGGCGAGAATATCCAAAAATGCGGGCAACATCTCCAATTTTTGTGGCAATTAGAGAGGTAGCTTTCGCATAAGGTGCCAGTACTGGAATCATAGATAAAGTATCTGCAGCAGAGGCTACTGCCGAGGCAGGCTTACTAATTAATCCTCCACTTGAAAACTCATCATTACTTGATGTGTTAGAGGATTGCTTCATCGATTTCTTCGATTTAGTAGCGGCTTGTTTACTGTAGGGTTTAGGAAATCCGAACTCATCAAGATCAGCTTCTTCAACCGCACCTTGAGCAGATGCAGTAGTAGGTACTGAAAGAGTAAGGTTCTCCGCCCAGCAGAAAACAGTAATTGTAATGGGGTCTGTGCCCCCATTGGCATGATTTAGAACATCGAAATCGTGAATATCAATTTCTCCCATTTCATCTGGCCAACCAGCCTTCGTAATATCCAAATAATTCTCTGGCCATATAAATGGCAAAAGCATTTCTCCTCCCTGAGAAGAAGTTGGATCTAACAAAAGATGTGGCTTTTGGGAAGCTTGCATCAAGTCTTCTGGAATAAAAGTTCTATTTACAGTAACTTCATCATCAGTAACAAAAGGATTGTAAGATAACAAAGCACGACCATAATAAAAACTATTACCATTGACTAAAACCTTCAAACGAAGGTTGCAACGCAAGTTACGATAGCGATTAATTTTATCAAGGACGTCAGCATTGCCGAAAAATTCGGTCCACGGATTGAAACGTGTAACCGACAGCGCAGCCGCAGGAGTCCATTGATACTCTTTGATTTTAATCGGCCTACTGAGGAAATCACCCAGTTGAGCGTCAGAGAAACCCGAGAGTTCTGTTGTTTCATCGGGGCTTGCGACGATGTCGTATGACCACGGTGAGTCCCCATCGACGAAGTTCGTCGTTTGGGCGCTCGAAAGATTCGAGACTTTGGAGATGTTATACGCTGCACCTCCGTCAGCACTTGAATTATTTTGGCTAGTA